GTCGGTGTCGGTCATGCCCGCTCACCGGACGGCAACACGATGCCCTCCTCGGGTCGCTTCGCGGCCTGCACTTCATCGCCGGCCAGCCCTTCGAGTATCAGGGTCATGGAATTGTTCAGGTAGGCCATGCAGATGGTTAGGATCTGCACCGTCTTGATGTCGGGCGTGTTGCTCGCGCACTGCTCCATGGCTACCGCCAGGCCACGACCAGCCTGGTCGATGTCGCGCGCCGCCTGCTGTGCCAGTCCGGCCAGCACCTGGGCGCGGGCGAGCTGTGTCTTCGTCAGATCCATGCGTAGAACTTCTCGGCCTCGGCGAGCGAACCGAACCGGGCCAGGACGTCCGTGTCGAGCATGACCAGGATGAACTCCGACAGCGTCGAGCCATCTGGGTCCGCGTCTTCGATCTTGTAGCTCTTGCGCAGGCGCAGCTTCTGGCCGGCGTACTGGCGGTATACCACCCAGTCACCCACCTTCGGCTTGCTCGGGTCGTTCGTGAGATCCAGACCGCCGCTGGCGCCCCAGGCCAGGGAGCCGACGGCCAGCACCGTGCCAATGGTCTCCAGCGCCTGGTCAGCTTCCTGTGTCTTCTTCGAGGTCGCGATGCGACCCACCTGCTTCTTCGGCGGGCGGGGTTTCACGACCACGCTGTAGCCCAGCGGCGCGGGGAACGGCGTCTCGAACACCTGGGGGGCGTCGAACGTCGGCAGCTCGCGGGCGATTGGCTTCGCGATGGTGTTCATTGGCCACCCCAGGCGCGCGGCCTACGTGTGACGGGTCGCGGATTCGCTGGCGGCAGCTCGTCCTCGGTGTCGTCAGGCATCTCTTCCATGGTGGACTCGGGCTCGTTCTGCTTCTTGCGCAGCGCCAGCCAGTAGTCTCGCTCGGCCTTGAGCTGGCGGTACTTGCCCATCGCGATAAGGACGGTCTCGTCCATCCCGTTGTCACCCATCAGGGTGTTGTGGGCCAGGCGCCGCATCGTCTGTTCGAGGCGCGAGATGTTCCGCTCGGTGAAATCACTTAGCGACATTGTCTTCTCCGATCATGATCCCGTCGTCAACCATATCGCCGCGCCGGGCATTGAGCATGGCGATGACGGCCGCGTCACTGCGCGTGCCGAAGTTCAGTGAGAGTTCCACGCGCGCCAGCCTGGGGCCGACGGCCACTTCCAGGAACGGCATGACCATCAGCACACCGTTCATCGTGCGGATGACACCCACACCGGCGTTCGGCAGGCTGACCATGGCGGGCTCCTGTACGCGCAGGCCGTAGGCCATGAGGATACCGAAGCGTTTCCAGCGGTACCCGACGAAGCCGGGACCGGAGGTCTTGCCCATTGGCTGGACGTCTAGAATCTGCATGAGTCATCCTCTTCGTCGATTTCGGAAAGTCGAGTATATAGCTTATTGAACGCAGCCTGCTCAATTTGCGACCACTTTTTTGTGTCCGGGTTCAGCCCCTGGCATAGGGCGCTCAACTGGTCGGCGAGCGGCAGCTCGGCTGGCTTCGGCTTCTTCATCCCCAGGTCCCTGGGGAGAACATGCCGGCGTACTTGTTGCGGTCCGGCTTGCGGGCGTAGGTCTGCAGCTCGTAGGGTTTGCGCCCCACCCGGCGGCCGGTAGCGCGTAGCGCGCCCTCGCCGATGCGCTTCTTCAGCTCCTCGCGCGGTATGACGACCCTGGCGGAGGCTGGCATGCGCATCTGGGGGATCTTCAGCATCCCCAGGCGCAGGGCCTCCTGGAGCTGTTCCTGCTGGGCCTTGGCGTTGGCCTCCGCCTGCTTGATGCGGCGGGCGGCGCGCGCCATACGGTAATCGAGCGACACCTTGCGAATGAGACTCATGACAGTCCCTCCATCACACGGGTCAGGTCGGCCATCAGGCGCCGGACTTCGCTGCCGCCAGGACAATCTCCCGACGCTGGGATTCCTGGTTTTGCTCGCCCTGCTTTAATCGCATGATGAACGCGAGCAGATCCGAAAACGTCTTGCCAGTCTCCTCCGAACTGGTAGCGAAGGTGCGCGGGGAGATCGGCGGCGTCAGAGATCGCTGACGCAGGAACGCCCTGGCGGCTCTCACTTTGGCGGCGGCTGTCATTCAAGTTCTCCCCGAGCATAGGCAATACTCCATGTTGTGCATGGAGTATGGCACACGGTTACTGTGGTTGTCCAATGGGTCCAGGCGGTCCGGCGGCCGGCGGCGGCAGGGCCCCCTGGGGCGGCGCCGGGACGTCGCTGATGAGCCCGTCGCGCTTCAGCTCTGCGGCCTTGGCGGCATCGAGCCGGTCAGCTTCGCGCTGGGCCAGCATGTCCTTGCGGTCGGCCTCACGGCTGGCCATCTCGTCCTTGCTGCCTTCCGACTGCGGCGGCTGACCAGCCTGGGGCGGCGGGGCAGGCGGCGGGGGCGGCGGCACGTAGCGGGCGACAGCCTGGGCGATCTGGTTCTCGACGTCGGGCGGCAGCTCCTCGTTGTTCTCCGCGTTGTTCGGATCGAACGGCGGCAGCGGTATCCCGGTCGACTGCTGGAGCTGCAGGTCCATGCGCTTGCGGTACGCCTGGCCCAGGTGGGCAGCGATATGCGCCATAAGAGCCGGCATCGCCTGCTGCTGGATCATCGGGTCCATGTTCATCAGCTCGTCCTTGAACTGATTGTGGAGCTGCAGATGCGAGTCGTCGTCCTGCGGACGGCAGACCTGGACCGGCATCCCGTGGAGGATCGCCTCGTTCTCGCTCACCGGGTCGAGGCTGATTGCGTCCCCGCCCTTCATGTAGTCATCCCAATCCGGGACCCGCAGAGCGCGCAGCATCTGCTTGTTCGCGCGGCGGGCGTCCTTCATCGAGAACACGCCCTTCTGGTCCGTGTCCACCATCTGCTTCACAGCCTGGGCGAGCGCGATGCGCTGCACGCTGGAGAAGATGTTCGGGTCGCTGACCGGCACGATGTCAATCGCCGGACCGAAGTCCGCGCGGAACACGTTGCGCTCATTGCCACGCACCTGGAACGGATACTGCTCGACATCCATGTACCGGTAGTTCGAGTACGCGATCATCTTGAATTCGCGCCGGGCTGCGGCGTGGATGCGCTTGTGGATACCGGAGAAGATCTTCGAGCCCTGCTCGATCAGGGCGACGGTCGTGCCCACCGGGCCCGTGTTGGAGGCATCGCCCACCATCGACTCGGTCGTCGAGGCGAACCGCTGCATGCCGTTGATAAGGATTTCCAGCGTTTTGAAGAGCGCAGGACTCGGTTCCTTGAACGGCGGGGTGTAGAAACTCTTGGCCAGTTCCTCGGCCGTCATGTCGACGTCTTTCCACTCCGCCGGCGAGAACGTAACCTGGCCAGCCATGCGGGCCTCTTTCGACTTGAAGCCGCCCTGCAAGCTGGAGGTGGCCGCGCCGTCGAGCAGCAGACGCAGTGCGCCGCTGGCCGCGCGCCCGAGGCTGCCGATCAGGTGCAGGTAGCCCAGGCCGTAGAACCCAAAGCCGGGCAGGAACTTGTAGTGTGTGAACCAGACATCCTTCTGGCACTTCTCGTCTTCCTCGGCCCACACCCGGACGATGCGCACGACCTTGCCAGTCTCCCACTCGAAGGTGATGGCATACGGCAGCTTGAAGTCCTTGCTGCCTTTGTCTTCCCACTTGAACTCCCACTCGGTGTGCATCTCGCAGAACGTCAGGACCTGGTCGTCCTGGTGGGTGGCTTCCGTCCGATCATCGGACTTGTCTTCCAGGCGCTTGCCGGCCTGGCTGCCCATGTTGGTGTTGTGTCCCGTGGGGAAGTCCGCGTCCATGAAGTAGCCGCTGGCCACGGACCGCTTGAAGATGTTCAGCGGCATCGTGTACCGATGCGTGTAGCGCGGCGCGGTCTTCAGGCTTTTCGCGAAGTAGGGGACGATGAAATCAGCCGCAGGCACATAGCGGCTGCGAGTGCGGCCAGTAACTGGATCAATGGCCACTTTCTTGAAGGCGCTGCCGGCGTAGGGCAGAGCGAAGAGCATGTCGTCGGTTTCGGTGTAGTATTCATCGTCCTCTTCGACGAGCTGATAGTTCATGTAGTCTTCGACGCGCTCGGCTCGTGCTTCGAGGTCTTCGTTCGATTCGCCGATGACACCGCACTTGACCGGCCCCTCGGGGGGCATCAGCTCTTCCATTGCGCGGGCGTTGAATTGCACCATGGCCTCGGCGATGCCTGGGTGCGTGACACGGGCGGCGCCCTCGAAGGCGACCGCATCTTCCGGGATGTCCTCAAGGCCGATGATCTGCAGGCCCTCGACCATGCGCTGCTCCCACTGGGCGCGCGCTTCGAGATCGATCTCCACGTATTCGCGGAGCTGGTGACCGAGTCCGACCCGTTCGGGCTCGCTCAGTTTGTCGCAGAGGTTGTCGTCGAACCCGTCTTCCTTGCGCTCGCCGGCGTCGGCGGCAGCGGCCTCGGAGCCTTCCAGCTCTACGGTGATCCCGCCCTCGTTGAATTCGACGCGCGTGCCGTCGTCGGCGAACTGGACGTTGGCGTCCTCGTCGTCTGCGCTGTCGGGCATCTCCGCAACGGAACTGTCATAGAAGCCACGCGCCTTGAGCGCGGCCTCTTCCGGGTCGATCTTCTGTCTGGGCATGGTCGCCCTCGGTTTTAATGTCTCGATCCACTCCGGTTGGGTTGAGGTGCATTGCCCTCCCAAACGGCGCCAAGCCTGTGAATCCGGCCGCTCAGGTCAGAGAGCGCGTCACCGAGTTCAGCTAACCGCTCCCCATCGTTGGTGAACACCAGCTTTAGAGGCTTCGCACCTTGTCGTACTTCTACAAGCACGAAGGTTTGTGTGTCGGACGTGGCCAGGCGGTCAATTGCTTGCAGCAACTGTTGAACCCCCCAGGCCGTCTTGTCTCCGACGTCCACCAAAGACCCATCACTGAGTCGAATGCTGTGCATCCGGCGTCTAGGCGAGTCCATCATGCCACCCTCTGCCTGTTCGCTCCAAGAGCCAGACTGGCAGGGCGGCGATCATGGCGATGGCAGTGGCGGCGATAATGGTAGCCAGGGCGGCCACCACGAAAGGACCAACTATCAGCAATTTCAGTAGCTTAACCATAGTATGCCTTCTTCCTTTTGTAGAGGTTGACCGAGCTGTCGGCGACGTCTTCGTCCTCCCACAGTTCCACCTCACCTAGTCTACGCACCCACTGCCACGCATTCAAGCACGTATCGACATAATCGTCCTTCGCCCCCTTCGGGAACGCGGAGCACTCATCGATCACGACCTCCGCCCACTTACGCTCAACATAGTACACCAGGTCGTCGTTCAGAACTACCGAGGCTATGTGCGCGCGCTCGATCTTGTCCATCTTCACGCGACCGCCGTGGTTGTAGTTCACCTTGCGCAGGCCCGTGACGCCGGAGCGCGACAGCTCCTGGCACAGGCTGATGCCGCTGGCCTTGTTCTCTATCAGCGTCCAGTTCGGTTTCAGCTTGCGGTAGTGGCGGATCACCCTGGACTTGAGCTCGGTGTACGCAACCTGGCCGCGCCAGGCGCCGAGCAGGATCAGGCAGGTACGCTCGGGCGCCAGGATCCGGCGGCCGTCCTCCGTCTCTGTCACCTTGCGATGCTTGAACACGCCCCAGTCGGTGCGCGCGCTGTAGTCGTTCTGCTGCTTCTCGCCGAAGGCGGTGTCCCAGACGGTGAAGATGTAGCTCACCTCCGGCAGCTCACCTTCCCACTTCTGCCACTTCGCCCTGGGGAGGATGGCGCCGGCACCCGACCTGGGGTCCTGCTGATACTGCAGCCCGTAGGATGCGACCATCACCTTCTTCAGGCGCTGCGTGGCCGTGGCGCTGATACG